GTGAGATGAAATTTCATCTTACCCTAGGACAACCCCCCCTAGGGCTCCCTTCAGACGAGCGCTACAACCTATAAATCGTCATTTTCTGGGCATGGGTATGACCCCAACACCAAGAATCAGATCTAGTAGATTTTAAGAAATCGTAATCAAATCCCTCTAATGGGAATCTAGACCACGATTTGTAGCCGCTCATCTCAAGCACAACTCTGCACGATACCGAAGAGGCTCGTTTGTTAAACGAGTCCTTAGATGGCCTTGAAGCCAACTTCTCCAAAGATAGAGATGGTACATACAGTTCAGAACGAGCGTTTACAAGATTTTCCAGACGATTGCGTAAAGAGTCCAATATACGAACCTTATCAACCAATCCTGTGAAGGACCGTTTAATAAAATCCGTAAAAGGGTGGATAAACATCCTGTTGGCACCGATCATGTCTGTTGACAACTCCTTAGCATACTTTCTGCTACCTAAGAAAGTTTTAAAGTCCCTTTGGTACTCGCGTACCGGAGAACCATAAATCTCTCTTATCGCAGCTTTCTGCTGAGTATTGGCCATTTCCTCGAGAACTGCATCAACAAATGCAGAATTCTTCGGAAACACAGCACCTACAGGATACGCAGGAGAGGCAGTACTGTTTTCACAGTCTAACCCACTCATGCCCCTTATAGCTGACCGGAAGGCCAGAGCTACACCTAGAATCTTAAGTCCTCTCGGACCTAAGACCTTGATGAGGGTATTATTCGCCCTTTTACCAAATTCTTCACGAGCTAATAACGGAAACCACCTAACAGAGATAAACTCCAAAAGGATCGGCATACTGTAAACCGATTGAAATGCCTCATTAAGCATATCACTCGGTATTCCAGATATCTCATCTTTGCCTAGGAAAATTCTTTTACAGAACTCTCCGTAAGGCTGCGGATTTGACATAGGACTAACAAAAGACTTAGATAAATTAATATCTACGCCAATTTGTTTCATCCGAACCTGGTATGCATTCGCAACTTTTGCATCGCATATCACAATGTCATCTCCTAAAATTACATAGTTATCAAAATTAGGATCAGAAGCACAGTAACGTACGAACAAATGATGGGAGAGAGTAAAGACTCCCCAGGACGATAGGCAACCTAAAGGTTGACCCACCGCCCACCGAACGTTGTTAGCTTTATGAAATGAGAAGGATCGCTCCTTCATCATGATAGTCCAGTGATACTCAATCTCACTGCCAAAGACCTTCCTAACAACTTCCGACTGAATTCCCAAAGGAAAACGATCAGTTGCTGCAGATAGATCAAAGGAGTAACATTCACCAGAGATCAACGCTTTATCTCTTGCGAGAATAAACGCACGATCCTGGTCAAAGGTTCCATCACATGGTTCCTTCTTTAAAATTTCAAATACCTCATCGTGAACCCACTTCAAAGCATTTTGTGACCAAAAGTCAACTAGTGCAATATTGCGGGTCTTACCTCCTCCTTCGCAAAGTTGGGCAATTAGTCCAACCTTACCTGGATACGAGTTATGACGCGATTTGGATTCTTCCAAATAAAGGGCACCCCACATTTTGGTTAACGAAGAGTATGCCGACGGATTAGTAATCCGAAGGAGCTCACTAACCGAATTGTACAATAAAGGATGTTTCCCTAAACCCCTCAAATCAGTCATCGGAGTAATCAAAGACGGTCCGTTAGGACCCATCTTAAAATTCTCGTGTAATTGACTCTTGGGATCTAAAGAATGTCTCCAGTTTGAAAAGTAACGTCTAACACTCAAACGGCGATCGAGGATAATGAAATCCCGAAAGCCACCTAGCACTAGCTCCAAGTGAGTCGCGGTTGAAGGACCTACAATATTTTGTATTGAAGGGTCAGGTTTTAACCTAATCAACTTAACGACTCCTAAAATCGTTAATGCTATCCTTTTATCCGTGACATTTCCCTTGAATAATTCAAGCAGTGGTATTAATACCGCCGGAACACCATGGACAACTTTACGTCTCGCAGAAAATACAAAGGATTCCCCCAAACAGATTTGGGTTCCTATCCTCTTGTAATCTTTGTACAGCCCGACTGCACTTTGCTTGCCCCTACAGCGGACTTCTTTAAGAAATCCATTGTAGAAGCGAACAAGGTGACGTTCGTACTTGAAACGAGTTTTCTCGCCAGAAGAGATTAACATCTCTACTAGCTTGCCGATATTGTTTTGAAGCTTTCGGACACGAAGCTCAAATTTATTAAAATTTGATAAAGGTTTGTACATAAGTAAATAATTTTAAGTCTTGCTAACCTGGGGTATACTAACAAGTATATATCAGAACCAACACGAATGATTATTTATGCCAGACGGCTGCAGATGCTGTTAAGCTTCTTTAGGTAAATTCCGGGATTAAACATCCTCCTCGTGGGGGGGCCGAGCGACCGCATTCGTGCGG